GAAGAGTCTACTTTGATCTTTCACAGATAAGACCAAAGGGCGCAAAAATATCTGGTGGATTTAAAGCACCAGGACCAGATGGACTGAGGCTTGCGTTAGATAAGATTGAGCACTTACTACAGGCAATAATAATTGATTCGAAAGATCAAAAGAAGTTACGTCCTATTCAGGTGTATGATATTGTAATGCATACAGCAGATGCTGTACTAAGTGGTGGTGTTCGTAGATCTGCTACTATTTGTCTATTCTCTCCTGACGATGAAGAAATGATGGGAGCAAAGACTGGTAACTGGTTTATGGATAATCCACAAAGAGGAAGATCAAATAACTCTGCGGTTATTGTAAGGAATGAATCTTCACCAGAAGAGTTTAATAAACTAATGCAAAGTGTTAAAGAATTTGGTGAGCCAGGATTTGTGTTTGTAAATTCAAAAGAGCATACTACTAATCCATGTGTTGAGATCGGAATGTTTCCACAGATTAAAGGAAAGTCTGGCTGGCAAGGATGTAACTTAACAGAAATAAACGGTGGAAAATGTACGTCAAAAGAAGAGTTCTTTAAAGCGTGTAGAGCAGCTTCTATCTTAGGAACTTTACAAGCTGGATATACAGATTTTGAATTCCTTGGCGAAACAAGTAAAAAGATCTTTGATAGAGAAGCACTTATAGGTGCGTCTATTACAGGTTGGATGAACAATCCTGATGTCTTGTTTGACGCCGAAGTATTAGAAGAAGGAGCTCAAATTGTTAGGGAAGTTAATAGAGAAGTTGCGGAAGCTATTGGAATTAATCCTGCAGCCAGAACCACGTGTGTAAAACCTTCAGGAAATGCTTCAGTATTATTACAAACTGGATCAGGAATACATGCAGAACATTCTGAAATGTATATTCGAAATGTACAAATGACTAAAGATTCAGAAGTAACTGCAGCTATTCAGAAATCAAATCCATTCATGGTGGAAGATTCTGTATGGTCAGCAACTGGATCAGATGTTGTTGTTTCGTTTCCAATTCTTCCAAAGAAAGGTTCTATATTTAAAGATGATCTATTAGGTGTTGATCATTTAGAAAAAGTAAAACTCGCTCAGAAACACTGGGTTGAAGCTGGAACTAATATAGAACTCTGTGCAGACGAAGGAGTAAGACATAACGTTTCCAACACTATTATTGTAGATGATTGGGATAAAGTTGAGAAGTATGTCTTTGAAAATAGACATTCTTTTGCTGGAATATCCTTTCTTCCTCCGACAGGAGATAAAGACTACAACCAAGCACCAAATACGGCAGTCATTTCTGCAAAAGAAATGGTTAAAAAGTATGATACTGCAGCAATATTTGCTTCAGGATTAGTAGTAGATGGGCTTGATGCTTTTCCAAATCTATGGCAAGCTTGTGCTACTGCTCAAGGAATGGGTGATGATCTTTCTCTTGAAACATCAGATAATGCTATGAAAAAAGACTGGGTTCGCAGATTTAATTCTTTTGCAGAAAACTATTTAAATGGAGATGTTAAACAAGCGGAGTATTGTCTTAAAGATTCTTATCTATTACACAAATGGAACAAGATCAATAAGAACTTTAAAACTATTACTTGGGAAGAAGATCTAACTGAAAAGAAATATACTGAAGTTGATACTCTAGGTGCAGCGGCTTGTGCAGGTGGAGAATGTGAAATTGATTTCTGATGACAAAAATAAAAGTATATTGTATCGAGTGTGACTACTGTGAAGGTGAATGTCATGTGACTTCGCAGTATGAACCTCAGTATTGTCCTAATTGCTCTACTGAAATAAACGCAGAACATGTTAAAGATATTGAAGAGGAAGATTAACGATATATAATATTATGTGGTATTATGAAGATAAGATATTTGATCCGGAAGAACACTCTTACGATAAATATGCTGGATTTGTTTACGTCATAACAGATCTATCTAATCATAAAAAATATATTGGAAAAAAACTTTTTTGGAAAGTTCATAAACTTCGTCCTTTAAAGGGCAAAGTTAATAAACGCCACTCCAAAAGAGATTCTGATTGGCAAAATTACTTTGGATCTAATGATGAAGTAAAATTACTTGTTGAACAAAACGGTAAAGAAAGGTTTAAGAGAGATATAATAAGACTCTGTAAAACCAAAGGTGAAATGACATACTTTGAGATGAAAGAGCAAATTGATAGAAAAGTTTTATTTGACGATAAATACTATAACGAGTTTATCGGTGGAAAGATACACTCAAAACATCTTAAAGGAATAACAAATGCATGAATATAAAGCAAAAGTGGTAAAAGTTGTCGATGGTGACACTATCGATGTAGATTTAGATCTTGGTTTTGGTATATGGTTAAGAAATGAAAGAGTAAGACTGTATGGAATCGATACACCAGAATCAAGGACAAGTGATAAAGAAGAAAAAAAATATGGTAAAGCCGCTGCAGCTTTCTTAAAGAAATGGATAACTGCTGGTGGAGTAAAGATTAAGACACATAAAGATGCAAAAGGTAAGTTCGGTAGAATCCTTGGCGAAGTATGGTGTTTTGATACAAACGTGAATCAGAAGATGATTGAAGAACATCATGCTGTAGAATATCATGGGCAGTCAAAAGAAGAGATTGCAGAACAACATTTAGAAAATAGAAAGAAGGTGATATTGAAATGAGTTATTGGTTAATGGTTGTTATTTTTGCTGGAATAGATTTAAATGGTTATCAAGAGGCTTATGTATTTAAAGATCCTCATTTTCATTCATTGAATGAGTGCGTATTAGCGGCAAATAATCCTAATGAAATACCAAAATATGCAAGAAGACTTGTTATGGAATATGGTCGACCCATGCAAATTCAAAAGGTTGTTTGCGCGAGTCAAGAAGAAGTAATGAAAACATTTGGTGCTCAATATGGCGTTGGAGACCCTGCATAAAAAGGTTTACAATCGATTAAAAATATGTTATAATAAAGATATAACATAAGAGGTTTATATGATATTAATTGATTATAATGCTGTGGCTATAGGTAATCTTGTAGTCCAAAAACTAAGTGTAGATGAAAATCTTATAAGACATATGATATTGAATTCAATTCGTATGTATAGACAAAAATTTCAAAATGAATATGGTGAAGTCGTCATAGTTGCTGACGGTCAAGCAAATTGGAGACGGGATGTATTTCCACAATACAAATATAAGAGAAGAAAAAGCCGTGATGAGTCAAAGATTGACTGGAATGAAGCTTTTAGGATTATTAATACAGTTAGAGACGAAATAAGAGATAACTTTCCATATAAAGTCATGCATCAACCTAATTGTGAAGCCGATGATGTTATAGCTAAACTTGCTTTAGAAACTCAAGAGTTTGGTAAGCATGAACCTGTTATGATAATATCAGCAGATCATGATTTTATTCAACTACATAAGTATGATAATATCAAACAGTATTCACCAATGTTAAAGAAGTTTGTCAAGGATAAAAATCCAAGGCTTTATTCTATGACACATATATTTAAAGGTGACGGTGGAGACGGCGTTCCTAATGTATTATCTGATGATAACGTTTTTGTTGATGATCGTAGACAAACACCAGTCACTAAAAAGAAGCTTGATATGTGGCTTGAAGCTGAAGACCTTCAAAAAGTTATGGGTGATACAATATATAGAAATTATTTACGTAATAAAAAAATGATAGATTTGACACAAACTCCTGATACTATAAAAGAACAAATTATAAATAACTTTGAGAATCAAGATCCTGGAAAAAACAAAGGGAAAGTTTTTCCCTATCTTGTTCGAAAAAGATGTAAACGTTTAGTCGAGTGTGTACAAGAATTTATATGATAAAGGATTGATATGTATAAGTTAATATTTGAAATAATTGAAGAAACACAAAAAGCCAAATCGAAAGCCGATAAAATAAAAATACTAAAAGATAATGAATCGTGGGGACTTAAAGACATATTAAGAGGGTCTTATGACTCTACTGTAGTATGGAATCTTCCTGAAGGAAAACCTCCTTTCACCGCAAATCTTCCTCAAAGCACACCTAGTGATTTACAAAATTTAAACACACAGTTTAAATATTTTGTAAAAGGTGGTCAAGGTGATCAAATGATAAAGCCAAAGAGAGAAAGATTATTTATCGAGCTTTTAGAATCTATACATCCTAAAGATGCAGACTTAGTTATATCTATGATATCTAAGAAAAATATTAAAGGAATCAATAGGAAACTTATAGATGAGGCATTTCCAGGTTTACTGAAAGATTCTCAGTAATGTTAACCTTTTACCTTTGGAGAATATTTATGACCCAAGCTCAAATAGCAAGACTTCAAAATGATTCAAAAGAATTAGAAACTTTCGCAAAACAAATGAAAAAGGAAGGAAGAACAGACTTAGTCGAAAAAATTAGAGCTAAAAAACGCCACGTAGATGAACATATTAAAGAATATGCGGATAAAGCCGCATAAAGGGTTTACAAATAACAAAAATTTTGATATAATTATATTATGAACATATTTATTTTAGATAAAGATCCAATAATCGCTGCACAAATGCTTTGTGATAGGCATATACCAAAAATGATTGTTGAATCCGCTCAAATGCTATCGACTGCTCACAGGCTACTCGATGGTTCACCAACAAAACGCAGATCTCGATCAGGTAAAACAATACAAACTTACTATGAATTTAAAGATATGCGTGATGAGCTGTACTATACTGCAGTTCATAAACACCACCCTT